ATCCACTGACTCTAACGCTTTTTGGGAGCATCAGCAATGTATTTACACTATATCATCTATCGTGTCCAACATAAAAATGGACACTACTATATTGGACGACACGCTACAAATAATCTCAACGATGATTATATTGGTAGCGGCACTTGGTCCAGAAGCATAAAAAATCCAAACAATGTTAGCAGAATCATTTTGGAAGTTTGCCAAAATGAACAGCACTACATTGAGCGAGAACAATACTATTTGGATTTACATTTTGGCAAGCCTGGATGTATGAACCAAAGTAATAGGGCTACAGGATTTCCCTGCGGTGAAGCACACCATATGAAACAGCCCAAAAATAGACTCAAACATTCTATTCGCCAAAAGTCTTTAGGTAGTAATCATCATTTTAATACTCCAGAGAATCGCGAGCGTATGCGTATCAACAACCCCGGATCATTCCCAGAGAATCGTGCTCGTGCCTCTAAACAACTATTAGAAAACAATCCAATGTATGATCCTGTAGCATTAGCAAAGATAAGCGGTGAAAATCATTGGACAAAAAACAATGCCCACTTAAAAACTTGTGAGCATTGTAGTATTGCCGACATATCCAAATCGAACTACACCCGATGGCACGGTCCCAAATGTAAGTCTATTACATTGTAGGACCGTTTCCACTCTTAAAGCCCACAGAGCCACCTTGTTCCGTAATCCTCTTTAAGGCATCCTCAAAAAGGATAGGAGCAAAGTCTGTTTGTTCAACACAGGCACACCAGTATCTTGGATCTATCTCATCGCTGTATAAGATTTCACCAGTTCGGGCATCGACACCTCTCGCCTTCATAACTCTGTTGGCGTGTAAGTGTCCGTGTATGTTACACGCCATCCTACCAAGGCTTGCTTCGTGGACAGGAATATGACTTAAAATAAGTCCATTCATCACATGGTAGGCACGTAATTCTCTAAAGTACTGCCTGTACTCGTCATCACGAAAGATGTCGTGATTACCACGAATCAATACCTTGTCGCCGTTTAAGCGGGCTAATGTCTTTAAACTCTTACGATTGATAACCACATCGCCTAGGTGATATACCTTATCACTAGGTTTAACCCGTTCGTTCCAAGCCTTAACCATGTACTCGTCCATTTCTTCAGCGCAACTAAATGGGCGCAGTGAGCTACCATCTTCGCGCTTAAATACGGTACATGTCTTTTCGTGCCCGAAATGCGTATCACTAATTAACCATACTGCTGGCATATTATTCTCCTAACTTGTTAGAATTCAGTGATATCGGGAATTAATTTATCGTATAAGAAATTGAAACGATAGAATCGCAATCATCATTACCACTAGAATATGACCTACATTCTGCCAGAATGTAAAGTCTTTACTATAAAACCACTCTAAAATAGACTTCATATTTTACCTAAAACTCAGTGCTGTAGTACAAATCTTGTGAAAATTTTCTGTATCCTCTTTATACAGATCATGTGCGAATTGAATAAGTTTAAGTTTTTTCTCAATATCTTCCTGTTTCTTGTTCTTAGAACGTTCAACGTATGTAGGACTAAGAGTTTCTTTAAAATGCTTCATGTTTCCGGCGTGATTAGTCCACTCTAGATTAGAAACATCATTATTTGACTTGTTACCATCAATATGATTGACAACATTATATCCTGGCGGGGGCCCCTTCAAAAATGTCATAGCAACGAGACGATGAACTGAAATCGTTACTGTTTTGCCGTTTACTGACAGCCCAACTTTGCGATACCCTTGCCAGTAACTGCCATTAATTTCAACTGGTTCGCCTCCTCGTTTAGAGGAAAATACTTTTCCACTATTAGTGACAAAGTAACCTGGAAAATTTTTGATTTCTACTGCGTCTTTCATTATTGTTCCTTAATAAATCCCAAGAATTCGTAGTTCATCAGCGGTGAGTAGTGATTGTAGCCTACTTACCAATATCTTACGATTTTCTTTGTATTCTCGCCAATGAGCATCAATTTGAACCCAACGTTTCTTGCTCACTGTTTTGTTGTATCGTGCGATCTCCTCATCAATCTCTTGAAGTTTGCGCGTTGCGCCAGACTTTGGAGTGCTTTCGTCATCAGTTGTCATGATTTTTCTTGATTATTTTGTAAGAAGATAGGGCTTGTTCCACTTGCCGACCTTTACATCAACGTAGTAAGCAATGTCAAAGTGATCAACCATAGTATCACTGTTGTCATACCAACCAGCCGACTTGAGAGCCCGAAAAGCCTCAGCCAGAAAATTCTTGGCACTGCCAGAAAAATGCTCCTGAAACCAATATGGATTCACATCAATATATTGCTTATTACGAACGTAATCAACTTGACTGGCTTCCATCTTGCGACCGCTGTAGCTATCAGCATCGGTCTTGATAAAATTCTCAACAAAATCAATCTTGCCAGATTTGAGAGTCAGCACGATAGTAGAGTGATTGTCAACAGACAGTGAGCCCTTGATGCCATACTTTTCCATAATGGGCTTGATCTTAGTAGCAATTTGCTTCTTCATTTCCTGAGAGACATAAGCCATTTCTTAACTCCTTGTTGCTTTCTGACTATGAATACAGTATATCATCAATCTGATTTATTGTCAAATTTTCTCATTCGACTTAAAAAGACTGTTGATTAGCACTTCCAGATATAAATCTTGTCTTGTTTCTTTTTTCCTGACTGTAGAGAACTTTGTCGTTGACCCATTTGCTGTTTCAAATCTTCTTCTTCGTCGCAATCTGGCAATCCAAAGCTTAAAGCATCCTTGTACATTTTTGGAGAAATATTAAAGCAAACGTGACCGCCCGGCTTAATATTGTCTACGCATTTTTGCCATAGTGGAATAAGAAATTTCTTGTAAAAAATTTCATCAGATTCCCACTTAGACATATGTTCATAGACTTCTAAGTTTACATATGGCGGACTTGTCAGCACGAAATCATAATCAATTTTAGAAAAGTCAATATCTAAACAACTTGTCCATAGCATTTCTAGTCGCGACTTGTCATCATAGTTTTTCAAATATGAGATCATATCGCGATAAGCGGGAATCATTTCTACGTTTGTATCTATTCCGGTGTAGTTTATTCCTAAAGCCCAGGCTCCTAACATTCTTCCGCCCCACCCAGCAGTGGGATCAAGTACACTGGTAGCTTTGTATTTTTTGTACAAATACTTGGAAGTTGTTGCTTTGAACATAACAACTGAGCCTAGATTTATACGAAAACACTCAAAGATGTTTCCAGCGGCAGTTCGCCCACCGCGATTTCTGTTTCTAGTATTGCTAATTAATTTAGCACGAGCGACCTCATCATTCCATATATCGTAGATTGTTTTATCGCCGCGACGACACTTCAATAAATTTTTCAATTGAAAGTGATACAGAACTGGATTTCCAGCAAAACTATTGGAATTAGTCGTAGCTTGAAATTTAATTAAGTTTTCAAGATCACGCACTAACTCCGCGTCGGTAATATTCTTGTGATTTTCTATATCTGTTATAGTAACAGACTCTAAATTATTATTGATTGGCTTTATTTTTTTCATTGTTTATTTACTGTAGCAAAGCAAACTTCAATACATTTTGTTCGCATATATTACGATTCTGATGTGTGAACCAGTTTGTGAGTTCTGAGCCGCCCTGTTGAAAGTTTTGTCTTCTGCTTTTCTGAATCCACCCACGATTATACGTGTCGGCAAGTTTCATTCTAGCAGCAAACGTTTTTGCCAGTTCGTTCATTGCTCGTTCTTGTTCTCGTAGAATAAGAATAGCTTCTTTAGAAATAACGTCTTTTCCAAGAAAAACAGTGGTAGACTGATCATATGTACCGCTACTAAGGACATACACGGCATTTTGTTGCGGAACATTATCATTCCACATCGGAGTTCCGCCTCTTGATACACTTTTACATTCTAGCGCGATCCAAGAACCAGAAAAATCTCTTACTAGAATATCGGGAAAAGATTGAGTTCCCGCTGGCTGAAGAATGAATGAGCCAGCTGACATGTCTTGAAAGGCAACGGAAATCTCACTGCTATTTCCAGTTTCGGCCCATTTCTTCAAAATTTTCTTAGAGCTTTTTACTTTATTCTTCAATGTACATCTGACAAATTCAGCTTGCTCAAGTCTAACAGCAACAGCATCTTCGTGTCCGACTTTAAATACACCGGACCTGGCGCTGTCATTCTTGAAATATGGCATCGCAAGAATGTTCTTAATCGCTTGTTGAAATTGTACAGACATTTAAAAGCTTTCTATGTAAGTTTATACAGTATATCACCAACCCGAATTATTTTCAAATTATCGTGTTCGGAACCATTCACGGATATCGTAGATCAGAGTGTCCAGCAGTGAGATAAGGACAATCAAGAAGGGTGACACAACTACGCCCACGGCAACGATTACCACCAGATTTTGAAAGAATTCGTTCATTACTACTCCTTAGTACTGATGGTAGATAACCATGTGATCCACTCCAGGAACATTTCCTAGAGGACGATAAACACACATCTCACCGTCCCAGCCATCCTGGTCGAACAGACGATCCTCAGGACCAACAGTAACGAAACGCACTTCCTTACCAGTGTGATGACTCTTGACGAAAAAAGTACGAGGCATACCGAAGTACTCGGACGCCAACTTGAGAACCTTACGGCGCTTGTCGTATTCGCACAGTTGGAGAGAAACGGTGGGAATCTGAGGTTCACGATCAGGCACATAGCGACCTTGACGGGCGATTACATTACGGGCATAAGTTCCAAACATTTCATCTTCCTCTTCAAGTGTGGGCAGGGGATAGTGCTGCTGTTCCCATTCTGCTGACATAAAACCACGCATTTCTTGCTCCGTTATCTAACTCAGTGAATACAGTATATCAAGAAATGGATTTATCGTCAAATTTTGCGATTCAGTGATTTAATGATTATTTGTTTAGGAAGAAAATTCCAGCAAAAATAACTACTACTAAATGTAATCTTGTCGTTAGGACGACCATCCGGAGATATAAATCGCATACGCTTATCAAACATCAATAATTGTAATTCGCGATTAGCAAAAAGTTGGGCCGGCGCGGCATCATTCAACCAGGTATTTGACATAATCAGAGCAAACGGTTTCTGAAAACTCAACGCTCTCTCAAATATCTTTCTTTTGTTAGTAAATGGAGGATTTGAAATCATGACATCCCATCTATCAGGCTCGTATGTGAAGAAATCTTGACCATTGTCTAGATGAGAATAAATTACTTGATTACTAATGGAGATTTGTTTTACAAACTCGCTTTGTGGCCCATCAAAAGGACACCAAACTATTACATCTTTTGGAATGTATTCCAATATTGGCTCCACCCCATAAGATGGCGTATAGCATTCGTCATTGCTTCCAGCACTATACAGTATTTTTCCACTATCAATAGATTTTCGTTCCGTATTCATAAATTTCTCCGTGAGTAATGATGGCCGAAAGCCTGGGGTCTTTCTTATTAGAAGAAGAAAGATATGCTTTTTTAAACTTTGGAATCAAAATCTTGCAAACAGTACTACCCGGGATGCCCCACATTTCAGCAATGCGACCATTCTCATATCTAGCATAGACATGATTATATTTACCAAGTTTTTCTTCACGCAAATATTTTTCTTGCTTGTGCCAAGACGATTGAACACTAACTCCTGTGTAGGTGCCTTTGATTTTGTCCGAAATAGTGGACTTATATTCTTGCTCTTGTCCAGTATTTGGATCTTCGGCATCTTTTCCAGAGTAAGTTTCTCCAACTTTGTGTCCGAGCTTTGCGGCCATATGAATTTCTCTGGAACGAGCATAGTTGAACGGATCACCCCAACCATTTTCCTCGGAAAGACTATACATAGCTTCAAACAATATTTCGTATTGCTGCTCTGAAGTAAGAAGATAAAAACTTGCAGAAAAAAATTGAGAATTAGGGTTCATTTCTTGCTTCTGTTTTCTAACTTGAATACAGTATATCACCAAACCGATTTATTGTCAAATTTTGGTTACTCAACACGCTGACGACTGATATGTGCGTCCAAAAACGACATAGCACCTTCGCCAAACTGTTTGATACCAGCCTCGTAGGCATCGTCATAACGCTCATAGACACCGTAAACTGTGCCACGATAGACAAGAACATTGACCACGCCAGGCTGATCTTCGGGAAGACCCAGTGCCCTACGCAATTCTTCTCGTGTTCTCTTTGTCATCATCTTCTCCTGTTTTCTAACTTGAATACAGTATAGCAGATACCCGATTTATTGTCAAGCGATCACGATCACGCGAGGGAATTCAGGCTTGTCAAACATATGTTGGCCTTGCTGCGGCGCCGTGAAGAAATCGGTCTTGAACTCGCGATCCTCAACGCCTTCCCAAACACGCTTGATGAACTTTGCGCGAAAAGTGCCCATTTCATGTACACCGACAACCACACCAACCATGTAGCAGTTGTCAATACCGTTGAAATCCAGACTCTTGACGATATCACCGACTTTCATTTATTGCTCCGTTGTCTAACTCAGTGAATACAGTATATCAAAAAACGGATTTATTGTCAAATCCGATTACAGGAAATCCTTACGATTGTGACGTTCACGAGCACTGCTGGCGAAATCACTGATGTTGCCGCACTTGTCTTCCCAACGAAGCAGACTACGAGCAGTAAACCCAATGTTCAGCTTAGACTCACATGCCGCCTCTTGATTCACTACACCGTTCAGCAGAACACGAACATGATAACGACCATTGATATTACGAACAGTGACTTCATGCTCACACTCGCCTACTAGACATCGTTGAATTTTAACGATTTGAGTATACTTGTCAGTCACGATTTGCTCCTTGTTTTCTAACTTGAATACAGTATATCAGATACCCAATTTACTGTCAAAAAAGTCTTCTATGAATTTAGGATCACATCGTTGCTTAAATTCATTCCATAGAGATTGATTCAGTAACGACAGGCGCAAGCTTGTCAATATTCCATTACTTTCACGAAATCTCTCAAAATCACTACGCCAACGAACAATATCGCCGTATAGATCAGCAACTTGCTCGGCGATTTCCAATGCTTGACTTAAGCGATTCACTATGAACTCTCAGTATATTGAAATTACTTTACAATAGAAAGAATGATACGTGCTTGACTAATCAATTCTTCTCTAGTGCTATTTGACAGACTCATTTGAGAGAATTTCCACCAATTTTGATTGATAATCTCAACTTGAGCCCCAGTAAAAGTCTCAGAGAAGAATTGAACAAGCCAGAGAGGAATATTCATAACAAGCCCCTTATCAACAACAAATACAGTATATCACCAACTCAATTTATTGTCAAATTTTAGACCCACGTATCTATATTGTATCCAGACACTGAGTTGGAGCGAAATCGCTGATAGCCATACAAGTGTATAGCCACAATTTTATATGGAGGGAATATATGAATCGGCTCTATTTCTTTAGGTTTTACATTAAAAATTGGCCAAGTATCACAATGTGGAATTGGCCAACCCGTATTTTTAAGTTCTTTTACTATCACGTATGCTCTACAAATTTGATATTGGTGGCATTTATAGCAGACTGACACACATTACAGGGACGAGCCAGAGCAGGATTACCGTTTCTATCATATCTAACAATTACGAGTTTGTGAGCCCTGCTCAAATCTTTACACTTGGTAATAGCGGAAATTTCCGCGTGTAAATATACCTTATGTTCTTCTCCCACTTTTATAGCGTGTTTTGCTTGAAGTGGGTGAGTTTTCACATAAGAATTTTGTCCCACAGACAAAACTCTACCGCGCTTATCATATATGATAGCAGTGATATTTTGCTTCTGCGTCACTGTATTTTAGCCAATTTCGTTTAGTGCGCGACGAAACAAAATTTCTTGCTTGGCAAAGGCTTGAATTTCCCAGGGACGATTTAGATAATCAGTGTTCTTAGAATATCGCTTACCAGCCCAGCATTGAGCTCCGCGAGTGCTGCCCTTTAGAATTCCCTTTGTCATCTGAGCTACGTGAACCATTTCGTGTGCCAACGTTATTCCGAGATTTACCGGTGACGCTTTGGAATTCAAGACTACGAAAAACATATTCTTTGCGCCGGAAATCGGGACCGTGATTCCAGCTTCCGAGCAATCTGCTTTAAGCGTAATCAAAATAGACCCAACATTTCGGTCTATCTTTAGTTGAGACAACAGACTTGGCATAATTGCCTCAAGCAACTTGATTTTTTTGCTGGAACGTCCAGAGAATTCGTACTGCATGTGTATGTTCGCTTTTCTACTCAACAGATACAGTATATCATCAATCCTAATTATTGTCAAATAATATTGTCATTGTCTAGAATAACTTGCCAGCCCAATCGCAACAAATCAGTGCTAATTTCATCAGTGACTACGCTCTCGGCCACAAATTTAGCCACTACCATAGCACGGGCGCGTTGCTCTTCCGTCATATCTTCTAATTCGTCGTCTGTGTATTCTCTATTGATACCACTACAGTACCAATTAATGTAATCACCTTCCTCACGCATATCAGCAATAATTCCGCCAGCATAGCGCCAGCTACAACTCCAAGTGGTTAGTCCATCTTTCAGAACTAGTACAATATTCTCTGGCGTGTCCTCTACTGCGATTTTCTGAAATTCATTGTTACACATAGCCGCATACAAATTCTGTGCGTAGACCTCGCTAGTTCTTACTTTTTCTAATACCCAATCAGTGGTTCTTAGATCGTATTCCATATTATTCTGTGTCCAGTCTGGATCTAGTTCTTTGTTATTTTGGTTTATTAACATTTGATTATAATAATCAACCATAGCTTGAGTTTCCTTATCATTCTCGGGAGTTTTACCATCAGCCGCCTGACGCTCCAAATATTTTTTTTGTTGAAAAGTATATCGTTCTGGACTTTTACTAATTTTAGTCATATTTCAAATCTTGTTAATTCTACGCCACTAAGAAAATTAGTATTTACCAACTCAGATAAAGCATCAAGTTTTACTAATATCTGATCGTGGGAAATATAAACCCCGGAAATCATATATTCTTTGTTATTGTAAGTGACTAATTGTCCTGTTTTATATATTGGCAAATAAAATACTTTAGTTGGCATACCAAATCTCTTTGAAGCCTTCTTCTTCAGTGGGCATTTCAAAATTTTGAATCATAACGCTAACCACATTCCACGGAATAGTTTTTCCTGGACGATTTGACAATCGTGTCAGTAATTCGCTTTCAGCCGGTGTACGAAACACTACCGCAATCGCATAGTAGTTAGACAGCATGTTGAACTTCTTTTTTCTGCTAATGACTGACGTAGAAGTTTGATCCCAGATAATATCCTTGCCTTCATCCCGCGCCCGTACTACATCGTCTGCCATTAGTTTTACGGCATACGGCATGTAGTCTCGAAAGACTTCACTGTAGGTTTGACCCACTGTATTGGCATAGTTTTCTACATGAGCGTCTGTGCTAACAATAGCACAATTTTTAGCCCACTCTTGATTTTTGATCCACGTAGATTTACCACTACCTGGAACACCAACTAATACATACAACTTTGGCTGACTCATTTGTTTTCCATTTAATGATTGATGTAGTATACTATAGACTGTATTTTTTGTCAAACAAATTCTATGTTATTTATTCACGTGGGAAATAAAAAAGCACCCGAAGGTGCTTTTAGGTTTTTTCTGTTGCCCGGTATTTCCTACCGCGATAGCCGGTTTAGGCAGCCATCAGGAATGCTTCATTGTTAGCATTTAAAGGTTTTGCTTCTACAGTCGAGATATCTCAACATTAACGACTTCTGCTTTGCCGATTCTAATCATTTCTTATTAGCTCCGTCGAATCCTTTCATCCCCATAAAAAACATTATATTGCTTTTTATGAAAATGGTGGAGATGCCGGCATACGATAGCCGGGTCCGCAACTCATCAGATAATGACTTTCAAGGAAAATATCCTAGCGAATATTTTTATTTATCTCAATCATTCTGCCAATTTTTATTAGTTCAGTTTCATATAGCATTCTTCTTTCGTGTGATTTTTTACCTTCGTCAAGATTTACTAAACAACCACTATGAATTATAAGCCCAAAAATATCAATTAGCTTGGATTCTATCGACAATGCTTCATTTTTTGTCATGTTTTCTTTAAGAATAGATACTGAAATTTCAGAACCAGATTTTTTTATTTTTTGACGATATTTTCTATGCGAATCATTTCTATCTAAATCGTATGCTCTAGATCCTTGACCCATTCCTATATAAAATGGCTGATGCTGCATTCCAATCGTCGCCGCAAAAGTAGTGACTCCGTGTTTTCCTATAGCTATTTTTTTAGAAGGATCACAGTGAGCATAAACATAATAAGAATTATCAGTGACGTCTTCGTTATATAAATGAAGAATATCTGTGTTGTAAATGTTGACGCACGACTCAAATACTTCTTTTGAATGCTTATTCTTAGAATAATGACCGTGATTGGATCTCAAATTACCTAACATATTTTTTGACCACGTCAGTAATTTTTTTAGTTCTTCTTCTGATTGCGAATCAACTTCTATATTCCATATAGAAGTATTACGTATCTGACCTTTAGTGTCAGTGACCTGTTTTCTTTTTATTTCCATACTAGTAGTATAAGACATTTGAATGATAAGTCAAGTAATTTGGCGCAATGCTAGCCGTCCGGAACACTTTTCTCTTTGCTTCTTTCCTTACGGTCTTTACAGCAATAACTTACAATACTATTTATATAGTATTACCAATTCTCCACGCTAGAAATTACAACTTCAAAGGTGCCTTCAATATCACCAATCTTAGTTTGAACTTTCATAGTAACAGTAGCGCCAATACCGCTGCTATTGTCACTTTCTACTTCAAAAAATTCCACATCAGGAAATTTCTTTGACAGTTCAACCATCTTTTCTAAGTCATCACGATGTAGCAACATTTTGCTTACTCTTAACATATTCACGATATTCACGCTGCCAATTATGTTCTTCGGGAACATCGTATGGCAATCCTAATTCACCCATCATAAGACGCATTACACGTGTATTTGGACTACGAAATCCTTCTACTAGCATAAAGCCCATATGTTCACCTACTTGTGCCACTGCGCCACTACGAGCTACTCCTGCGTAACAGTGTACTACAACATTCATATTCTTGTCAAGTGCGTGACGCAATAAACCAACCAATTCTTTTGCTTGTGACTCACTGATAAACATTTCAGGATCATCAGCTTCATCGTTGTCATCAATATCAAGAAATTCAAAACGATAAATTTCTTTGAATTCATGCTTTGGTGTAGGGAACCAGCCTGCTGGATCCATAATTTGAATTAGCATAGAGTTTGATCCAGCTTTGTGATGGTGTCCTATAGGCACATCGGCAGCGGCTACATTTTCAATCCAGGGCATTATGTTTCAAATTACTGAAGTCTAACTATGATGTGCCAACCAAATTGTGTTTGTACTGGGTTGCTTACTTGCCCAACAGTCATTGAAAGCACGGCGTCTTCAAACGGTTTTACCATTTGTCCTGGACCGAACATACCCAAGTTGCCTCCATTTTGTCCACTAGGACACTTTGAATGTTGTTTTGCTAATTCCACGAATGTTTCCATCGTGGAGCTTTCTGTTAGTTTCTGTAGAAGAGATTGTGCCGTGGTTTGATCTTCAACTAAGATATGACTTGCTGCTACTTGTGACATATTTTTCCTATATAAAATGTCGTTGCCACCGCTACCACGCGGCCCACCGACTGAGTTGCTTGCCCTGTCACGACAGTATTTAGTATGGAAGGTTACTGTTGCCCCCTAAGATATCTCAAGTCGCCCATGTTAGCGGGCCTTGCGGTATGATCCTAAGCACCGTGTAGATATGGTAACTACAATACCCACTTTTGTAAAGTCAAAGTGTAAAACTGGTTTTTGGAGCGTCCGCCCGGAAATCGAACCGGGTACTGGAACTTGGAAGGATCCTGTGTTTCCGCTTACACCACGAACGCATTTATTTTGGAGCAGGATATCGGGTTTGAACCGATGACATTCTCGTTGGCAACGAGACATTCTACCACTGAATTAATCCTGCGCATTAATCTATTTGTTACTATACTTCCAATCAACTACTTGCCAATACCCTTCACGATATTCTTCAATCTGTCCCATATTATTTATTCGCAACGTTTCTTGCTGATTAACTTTTCTATCGTCAATTATAGCGTTCTCGTCAAGTTTGTCAAGTACAACATTTTCCATAATACTATTTACACACCGTCTTATCGTGTGAAAAAATATACTTAAGTACATAACACTGATCAACAGTACTACTTAAATAAGTCATAAGGAGTCTAGCATGAGCAAAGATCGCGAATTATTACAACGATACCTTCAAGTTATTAACGAAGCCACTACAGTAATCGCAGAGAAGTGGGGCGTAAGCGGAGCAGTAAATCCACGCGAACAGGGTAAATACGCTGGCAAAACAAAAGAAGAGTTACTGAAATCATATAACGCTCTTAAACGTAGCGGACCACATCCACGTAACAGTCCCGAATACGGTCGCATGCGTGAATTAGCATTTGCTATACGTGCCAAGAGTGGATGGGGCAAAGTTGGAGAAGACTATAGCGAAGAGTAATATATGCCGCCGTGCGACTTCATCACTCTGTATGAAATAGGAGTTGGATCATTAGCGGTACGACACAGTGAAATTACAACGATTGAACTTACCGCAGAATGCGCTAGTCGCATTACATTAAGCAATGGGTATAGCAAAGTAGTACAAGAAAATCCAACTAGAATATTGTTCTTAATCAACGCAGCACAAGAATTGTGTAAAGATTAAGAATCCCAACTCAATCTAGATGTTTTCATTGCCGGAGCGCCCGCGTATTTCTTAACAATTTCTTCTCCAGCATCTATAAATCTAAGCGCTCGTAGTCCAACTACATTATTGGTAGTGTCAATGACTTCCTCAGCATTGGGTCTTTCGCTGTGATTGGATAATAAGAATGAGCTGATATGTATCACTCCAGTACTCTCACTGTATCTCCATCTTTTTGTCTTAGCAAACACAGCAGCATCTTCTGGTGATAATTTATATTCTATTCTACCAATTGGTATGACATGCTGATTATTGATCCAACGAAGACCCATCATTTTTACGAACCTAGTGTTCTTAATTATCTGCCAGTCTTCATCATCTATTTTTACAACTGGATCTAGAACAATTAATTCTCCATTCTGAATTGGAACAGAAGCAAATAATCCATTGCCCGCACTCTTAATTCGTGACTTGGCCATATAACTCTTTGATGTTACTTCATTAATACGCATATATGTATTTATGTTAGAAATAAACTTGGTGCTCCTAGCAAGAATCGAACTTGCGATTCGGCTTTACCAAAGCCGTAGTATGCCATTTACTTATAGGAGCAGTGGCGGGCAAGGTGGGATTCGAACCCACGGAAGAGTTTCCCCTTCGCCAGTTTTCAAGACTGGAGCCATAATCCACTCGGCCACCTGCCCATATTCTTTAACACACTATTTATCACATTGTACACCGTGTGTTATGGTGAAGTTTGGCGTCCCTCCAGGGAGTCAAACCCCGGCCCTCAGTTTTGGAGACTGATGTGCTATCGTAACACTTGAGAGACAATAATTTGGCGGAGTGACTGGGACTTGAACCCAGAAGCCTGCTTTCGCAAACCGACGGATTAGCAATCCGCTCCAATACCATTATGGGACCACTCCAATTTTGGTGCCCCAGGTCGGACTCGAACCGACACGCCTTTCGGCAATGGCTTCTAAGACCATCGTGGCTACCAGTTACACCACCGGGGCAATTTAAATTTTGGCAGGGGATCCAGGATTTGAACCTGGGAATGTCGGAATCAAAATCCGATGCCTTAGACCAACTTGGCTAATCCCCTTTTGTTGTATTTTCCTCTTTTTTTACCGGATAAAGATGTTGAAATATTCTTTTTGTGTTCTTCTGATTTTGGTTTTGTGGATCCTTTATTCTTTTTCCCATTTTCAGATAACATATTTTTAGTCTGTTCTTCTCCGTATTTAAGAACAGATCGCTCGTATGGAGAAAGATGTGTTCCACGGTCTACTTGATCTAAGTGATTATCTTTATATGATCCCCAATAGATATGATTTGGATTTGAACATTTAGGATTATTACAGGCATGACACACGATAGCATTGTCTCCCTTTTTAGGGATAGATGTATTAAGAGTGAATGCCAAAAGCCCAGTTAAATGATAAGAATATTTCAATCCTCTTTCGTCACATTTTTCATATAGTTTAATATGCGTCATTCTTTCATCTTTTGAACTAAACATATATTCTTTAATATCAATTGGCATAATAATTCCTTTGTTTTTATTATTTAGTAAAACAACATAAATTCTATGCTCTCCCAATTGAGCTAACCCCCATCTGAATAAAACAGGATGCTTTTTACGTTTCAAATTAAAAGTTTGATGTATAAAGTTTGCTGTACGCATCCTAAAATCTGGACCGTCGGACAGGATTCGAACCTGCATCAGTATACAGTGATACCACTCCAGTTACCTTTGTCCGCGTTCGTAGCGCGAGGGGATACCGACGGATTGTATTCTTGGTGCCGCCTCTAGGGATTGAACCTAGTTCTCTGGTGCTTCAAACCAGCGTGAGGACCACCTTCACCAAAGCGGCTAAAACTTCTTAGGGGTGACCAACGGAATTCGAATCCGTACTATCACGGTCACAGCATGAGGTGCTAACCATTACACTATGGTCACTCCTAAGCAGTCTTTTTGGTGGAGGATACCGGGGTCGAACCGGTGACTATGCCTTGCAAGGGCATCGTGTTCCCAACTATACCAATCCCCCAATAAAACAACAGGATCCTTATTTTTTCAATTACAAGTTGAATTTTAAAATTTGCTGTAAGGATCCTAAAACTTTGGCGCACCGTAGGGGACTTGAACCCCTGGCCTCGGCAGTGACAGTGCCGCGATCTAACCAACTGATCTAACGGTGCGGAAATTTGGTGGGACCAGGGGGGTTCGAACCCCCGACCAACGGATTAACCTACCACTATAGTTTTCACTACCAGTTTCCTGTTTGTGGTCTGGACTATACCTTCATCGTATCATTTCTGACTTAGATGCCCGCCGTCTAGTCTCTACACGTTCCCATTACTGGGCTTCGCTCGGTATCGCCATTTTACAGGGTTCACCGAATTTGACGGGTTCTACTTACAAAATTTCTTTTGTAGCACTCCTATTTTAAAGTCCGCTGCTCTACCGACTGAGCTATAGTCCCTTTATCAATCAACAGAACACAGTGTACTCGTTAGGGTAATTACTGTCAACAACTATCGGTGGTCTCCGTGCCCGGATTTGAACCGGGACCGCTCCGCCCCAAACGGAGTATGCAACCAGGTAACACTTCACAGAGATAAAATTTCTTTTATTTTACACATTATGTATAAATAAACGGTGAATCATAAGATTGTTTGATTAGGGCCAAACAATCAACCACACGAGGAGTGATGGCTGTCTGATTCGCAAGTATTTATAACGAGGAGAATCAAATGAAATATAAATCACCACTGTGTTCATGCATAGTATGTCATGAAACAAAATCAGCAAAAGGCATATTTACCCATTATATAGTAAGTCACACTGAAGAAGGGTCAAACAGATTACAGCGTGGACAAAAAAATGGCGTCGAAAATGCAAAAAAATCAAACAATAAAAATTTCACTGAGAGAATTAAAAAATATGATCAGTCTCCAAAACAATGTATAAATTGCAACAAAAAATTAGATTATGACAAAAAATTTAGTAAATTTTGCAATCACTCTTGCTCCGCGTCTTACAACAATAATTTGCGCAGTGCCGATACAATTAGAAAACAAGGTAATTCTCTGAAAGAAACTCTTAAAAATATTTTTGAGTCAATCTCTAAAATAAAATTTAAAACTTGTACTTATTGTTATAAAAATTACACATGGCACAAAGGAATGTCATTTAAATTTTGCTGTATAATCTGCAAAGAAAAGGAACAATTCCATAGATTATCTACTCTTGCAAAAGATCGTGGTCTTGGAGGGGTCAGACCGTCTAAACGAATACTGTACAAAGGAGTATTGCTTGGGTCCACATATGAAGTTAAATTGGCAGAATCACTTGATGATAATTGCATCAAATGGATAAAGCCAGCACGATTGAACTACGTGGATCCATTCGGAAAAGAGCGCACCTATGAAGCAGATTTTTATCTGCCAGAATATAATGTTTATCTTGACCCTAAAAATGACTTTTTAATTAATAATATTAATCCAAGATTAGGTTTTAAAGATTCAGAAAAAATTCATTTAGTATGTAAACAAAATGATGTTCAAATTTTCATACTTGATAAAACGCAATTAACATGGCAGCATGTTAAAAACATTATTGATGGTTCCTCGTGAAGGAATCGAACCTCCGTCTGTAGAATGTAAATCTACGGCCCTACCATTAGACGAACGAGGAAAATTAAAAAAATAAGTATAACAGGGTTGCGGAACCTGGATTCGAACCAGAACTTGCATTAGATGTCTCAGGGTTATGAGCCCCGCGTTTTGCCAATTAAACTATTCCGCTGTATTCTATTTATAAACCTAACGTCTTGTAACCATATTTCTTTGCTACTTTGACAGAAACGCCAAGCGCAGCAGCACATGGAAACCGAACATGTTTCTTGAACCGATATCCATTTAAGGTGAATGGTTTCAACACTGTGTCACAATTCCAACAATTTCGTTGACAACTGATGTAACCAAGTTCTTCTAACTGATTACGCAACTTAGCGAACTCATCGTGATCTTTATTGCTATGTGTAATCATTTTATGGTGACCACTGAGAATTTTAATCAAATCATCTGGTGTAGGGTTCTCACGATCAGACAACAATGTATATTCTGTCGTGACATGTACATCAGTTAGGTATTGTTCATCAATAGTGAAATCCATAATTACCTCTAAAAATATTTCTGTATACACCTGCTGACATGGGCACTAAGGTTAATAGTTTGTGCCTAGATTTTTTACAGCCGATGAATCATTGTCACGACATAGCTAATAGCGACAACTTTACCTGACGATTTTATAAATATCCTGACGATTTTATAAATATAAAATCAGCATCTAACTCATGTGTCTTACCACACTATATATTAAATAATATTTTAACACATCAGCATGTGTATACAGAAACAAAATGGAGTGCCGAGAGGGATTTGAACCCCCGATGTCCTTTCGGATAGGGATTTGCAATCCCTCACATTCGACCGCTCTGTCATCGGCACATCGTATTCTTAAGGGGCACAGTGTCTGTCGTTTAAGAGTAGGCATCCTTCAGCCACTCCCCCAGATAAATCTATTTGGTGGTGATGGTTGGAATTGAACCAACCCCATTCTTCCTTATGAGGGAAGCGTACAGACCATCTATACTACATCACCTATTATTTGGTACCCACGGTTGGATTTGAACCAACGACTTTCGCCTTATCAAGACGCTACTCTGACCAACTGAGTTACGCGGGTATATAACCATATTTGAACACACTCAGGAGGTCAAATTCCTTTTACCAACCAGTTATGGTGAATGTGTTCAAATATAGCGACCCTTTGTGGGCAGGATTCGAACCTGCAAGTGGCTTCTATTTCCACTGGCCCTATTAGAGGCCTATGTTTACCATATTCCATCACCACGGGTCATCGGAGTCATGACTTCCGATTATGATCGAGGTTAATTACTCCTCTCTGTTAGACGCAATTTGAGTACAACTCAAGCGGCTCTTTCTAACATTTACCATAGTTCAGCACACTCAAACGGGTCTTTTCGCCATTTCTCTTCCATGCCGTTCCACGTGAGAATGGGTAGAATGCGCTGAACTATGGTTAGTACGAGACACGATGAGCAATCCCAACTCCTCATGACCAATCGGTCACTTAGGTTAAACCTCATGCCACTTATGTACTACCATATTTGAACACACTCGCTCCCGCAATTAGACGGTTGCATTAACATCAAAAGGATGTGACGAATGTGCTCAAATATGGTACCCAGTATGGAATCGAACCGATTTCTCCAGCCGCACTTAAGAGGGTGGCGTCTTAACCAATAGACGAACTGAGTATAACCATATTTGAACACACTACCCAGCGTATCTAGAAAACTGTTTGTACATTAGCAATGTGCTCAAATATGGTGAAACTACGTTTTCAATTACATCAACCAAATGCCGTCATAATAATATTGCCAGTGATAAGAAACACTACCAGTATCCCATTTAACCATAATTTCGTTATCATCACGGCGGCTGGCTTGTTCTATTGGAATAAGTTTATATATCATTCCCTCATTACCAGTATAAGAAGATTTTACTCTATCTCCGATTCTGAGAGACTGAAATGGAACATTCGATAGTTTTTGCATTATGGCCTCCTATGCCATATTAAGATCCATTAAAAAATCCAAACAGTAAAATCTTTTGTGATTACTCTCCTACTATATTTGAAGATACTAGTAGACTTGCGGTCGCTTCATCGGTGTCGTTGTGCGTCCCACTCGCATCCATTTTGTCGCTCTTTCGAGAACACCAAAACTAATACCTTCAAATATAGGCCCCACCGTTAACTGGTCATATCCCTAGAGTTACTTTTAGAAGGATTGTAGCACGGTGGGCACACCTGTCCTTCTCTACACTGTGTTTACTACTATTGCCTGCCCTAGGGATTAGGTACCTACCCTAGCGACTCATAGTGGATTTGTAGATAATCCGCTGCTCTTGCTAGTTTACACCATATTTTAGCAGACACGGGCCGATTCCTTATCCGTGTTTATTCTTCCCTGTGCTGGCCAGTCGGGTCGAGGCAAACTGCTAAAATATGGTGACCTGTGTTCGTATGCGGTATTGATTGACATACGGGAAAGGTCAGCGTTCCCTCTATCGGCCCTGATTTTACAGCTAGCGCGAAATTGGCGTCGGTGGTCCTAGACCTGAAGTGGTGCGGGGTCATTTCGCACGATTGCCACAAGGCTTTCGCCATCTTTCACTTACCGACATTGAATTATCACTTATGATAGAAGTAATTTTTTTGATCCTTGCAGGAAATTCTGCAATTCTTTGTTTGTGCAAGCAATAGGCAAAGGAACTTTTCTCTTAACCTGCTGAACATATTTACTATCTTTGTTATTGGCATACCAATCTAGATTATCTTCCTGCATAGCAAACAAGACTGAAATAAAACGATCTTCTTCGCCAGAATTGCTACCCACTAGTTTATATCCAACACCTAAGTTTTTTGGATGAAATTTATCCACCCATGATAAAAATTCGTTTGTTGTTATTCCTTGTGGGAAGAGATCCAAATTAGCCACACATCGCATGACATAATTTCCATACTGATCGGATTTAATCAGTTTTTTAGTTCCAACTGGAATGAGATGATCTTTTGATAAATTGAATTGTGTCATATTGACCTTTTTAAGATAACTTGTTTGGTAGACCACCACGGTATCGAACCATGTTCTGTAGAGTAAGAGTCTACTGCATCACCATTAATGCTTGTGATCTATTGATTGGTGGAGTGTACTGGGATCGAACCAGTCGTGCCCGAAGGCGGCGGATTTACAGTCCACTGCATCACCATTGATGCTTCCACTCCA